AATCACAGCATAGGAACATCATGGACTACTTCTTAAAATTCACCGATGAAGCCGAAGCTAACACAGTATTAGATGGCTTAGAGGGTTACAGCATTGATGTAATCGGCACAGTTTACAAGAACGATATAGCAGTACAGGGATGGCACGTTAATTTGCGTGGTGCTGAAACAGATGCATTTCTGCCTTATGAAACATTCCCTAAAACACCGAACAGGATATTCGCATGAGTGAACAATTCATCGTTATCGCGTTAACAATCATTTTGGGCGTTACACAGCTAGGTGACTTGTACACAACGCGCACTATATTGGATAAAGGCGGCATAGAAGTGAACCGCTTGGCACGTAAGCTGATGAACGTATTAACCGTTGATGGCTATCTTGCATTAAAAGCCATTATCACCACTGTATTTGGCTATTACGCAGGATTTGCGGCACTGCCTATACTCGTGACATTGGTGGTGCTGTATATATTTGTAGTAGTGTATAACATCAGGCAGTTATAAATAATCGTTCAACTAACAAGCTCACTTCGGTGGGCTTTTTTATTGCCTGGCTAGGGGTGCGTTTACTGTTTTAAATACGTTCTACACTTTCAACATGGCAAAAGAAAAAGACTATGACCCACTGAATCCTGAAGCTGCAACTGATGAAGTTGAAAAAGCGCAGGACACTAAGCGTAAACAGGAAATTGAAGATTTACGCGCAGTCGTATCTACGCCATCCGGCAGACGTTTTATTAAACGCTTGTTGGAAAGAACAGCAATCTACCGTTCTACATTTACCGGTAATTCAAACGGTTATTTTGTGGAAGGGGAAAGAAATATCGGCCTATTTATTGTCGCTGAGTTAAGCGCAGTAGGCCGTGATACATATCCTAAATTATTACTTGAGGATTAACCAATGACCACCGAAACGACAGCAGCGCAAGGTAACACTGAGACTGCTACTGATGAAGTAGTTGTAACTGAAACCGTACAGTCAACAGAAGCCACAACTGAAAACGTAGAAGCGCAGACCGAAACAGCAGCTACGGAAACCACTAGCGAAGAAACGACTGCTGAGAACCAGCAAACCGAAGTCGAATACAACTTTGCTTTACCGGAAGGTTATACGGCAGATGAAGAACTGGCAGGTGATTTAAAAACACTGGCAAAAGAGAACAACCTTTCACCTGAAGCAGCGCAAAAACTGGCTGACTTGGGTGTTAAGCAGGCACAGAAGTTTGCTGACCTACAAGCGCAAGCATGGGAAAGCACACAGGATGCATGGGTTGAGCAAATTAAAACTGACAAGGAATTTGGCGGTGACAAGTTCAATGAAAACCTGGCAATAGCTAAAAAGGCCAGAGATTCATTTGGCGGTGAAGAATTGCAGAAGGCTTTTGATGAAACGGGGTTAGGTAATCATCCTGCAATATTTCGTGCTTTCGTAAAAATCGGTCGTGCTATTTCTGATGACAGCTTAGTGATTGCCAATGGCGGCACTACAGCACAGCCAAAAGACTTAGCAAAAAGTATGTTTCCTAATATGAATTAAAGAGAGGATTTAAAAAATGGCTGCTTTAAACGCAATTAACCCTACGCTTCTCGATTTGACAAAACGTTTAGACCCTGATGATAACGTTGCATCAATCGTTGAAATCTTAAACCAAACTAACCCTATCCTTGAAGATATGGTATGGGTTGAAGGTAACCTTCCTACAGGTCACCGTACTACCATCCGTTCCGGTTTGCCTGCACCTACATGGCGCAAACTGTACGGCGGCGTACAACCAACCAAATCAACAACCGTACAAGTGACTGACGCTTGCGGTATGTTGGAAGCCTATGCTGAAGTGGATAAGGCACTTGCAGACTTGAACGGCAATACTGCTGCTTTCCGTCTGTCAGAAGATGCTGCGTTCATTGAAGGTATGAATCAGGAATTTGCATCAACACTGTTCTACGGTGACGCATCTGCACCTGAAGAATTTGTAGGTTTCTCAGCACGTTTCAATGACCAGGCTGCTGCCAACGGTGAAAACATCTTAACTGATGCCGCTACACCTGACAGTACAGACAACAGCTCTATCTGGCTGATTGGTTGGGGCGCAAACACAGTACACGGTATCTACCCTAAAGGTTCTAAAGTCGGTCTGCAAATGAACGACAAAGGCCAGGTAACGGTAGAAAACGCAACTGGCTATTCAGGCGGTGCAGTCGGTGGTGGTCGTTTTGAAGCCTACCGTACTCACTACCGTTGGGATGTAGGTCTGTCAGTACGTGATTGGCGCTATGTAGTGCGTATCAACTTTGACGCTGAAAACCTGACTAAGAACGCTGGCTCTGGTCCTGACCTGATTGATTTGCTGTCACAGGCTACCGAGTTGCTGCCTTCATTGAACGGTTGCAGACCAGTGTTCTACGGTAACCGCAACACATTGAGCTTCCTGAAACGTCAGATTGCCAACAAGGTATCAGCATCTACATTGACTGCTGAAACCGTAGGCGGCAAACCAGTGACAATGTTTGAGGGTATTCCATTCCGCAGAGTTGATGCTATCACCAACACTGAAGCCGGTATTTAATTAGAGAGGAAATCAAAATGATTTTAGACGCAACTTTAGAAATCGCTGATGCAGTCGCACTCAATACCGGTGCGGCAGGTACATACCTTATCGGCAGTCAGATTAACCTCACCAAAGCGCGTGATGTTGGTAATGGCGGTGATATTTACCTGGTAGTGACCGTTGATACAGGTATTGCAGTTGGTTCATCTACCGGTACGATTCAGTTCGCACTGGCTTCAGATGATTCAGCTTCAATCTCTACTACAACATCAACTATCCACTACACAACACCTGCATTTGCAACCAGCACAACTACCAACACTACTACGTTAGCTGCCGGTACTGTTCTGTTTGCGGTGGAACTGCCACTGGAAGGCAATGCTTACGAGCAGTATTTGGGCATCCTGCAAATCACTGGCACGACTGCAATTTCAGCAGGCAAAATCAACGCTTTCCTGACTACTGATGTTCAGAAGTGGAAAGCCTACGACAACGGAATCTAAGGGGTTAAGTGATGCCTAAATTAGTTAAAGCAATAGCAGATGGTTTCTACGGTGGTTCACGTAGACGCGCAGGTTCAGAGTTCTCAATTACCGACAGCACCAAAGTAGGTAAGTGGATGCAGGTAGTAAAAGATGTGCCTGCAAACACCGGCGCTGCTTCTGGTGATAAAGATGCGCTGATTGAATTGGCTAAATCTTTGGGGATTCCTGGTGTAGCTAAAACTTGGGGCATCGCTAAACTTGAAGCTGAAATCGCTGAAGCAAAAGCTCAAAAGGCAACGGCTGAAGGCGAACAAACAGAAAGCGAAGCAGCGTAGTAAATAAAATAGGCTGCTTCGGTGGCCTGTTTTTACAAGCAGTCTTTTAACGAGGGCTTCTTGTAAAGATTGAAAGGGGAACTATCTTGGCATCAGCCGTTGACATTGTAAATCTGGCATTATCACGGTTAGGCAGTACGGCTAACGTTTCAAGCATTTACCCACCTGAAGGTTCGGCACAGGCAGAACAGGCGGCACGGTTCTACCCGATTGCCAGAGATACGCTGCTGGAAATGCATCCTTGGAACTTTGCGACTAAGCGCGTTTCACTGGTTGAAACCGGAACGCCACCTGATTCATGGGGATTCAGCTACGCAGTACCGGCAGGCTATGTACGCGCATTGGCATTACTAGCACCATCAGCACAATACGATGACATTACGCAGCCTTACATCATTGAAACTGCGACAGATGGCACGATGCTGATTTACACCAACATTGAATCTGCCATGCTGAAATACATTGCACTTGTCACCGATACCACCAAGTTCAGTCCATTATTCGTCAATACCTTGTCTTACCTGCTGGCGCATTACATGGCAGGCAGCATGATTAAGGGTTCTGAAGGCATCAGCGTAGGCAAATCCATGTATCAGATGGCTATGCAACTGCTTATGAGCGCTGCATCAAAAGATTCCAGTGCACGTGACTACAATCCAAACAGTACCCATAAGCCTGAATGGATAGGGGCTTATGGTGTTTCAGAGCATTACGGTACGGTATTTGATGCTGATGGCAGGATTGTTCGATAGGAATAAACATGGACCTTAGTTCATTTTTTAGTAATTCAAAGCATAGTGACCAGCCACAAGCTGACCCTAACGATTTCTCAAATAAGTACAATACAAAGCTGTCACCTGAAGAAGAAAAGAAGTTTCAGGCATGGGCATTAGCAAATAATAGAACAAAAGATTCTTATGACTATGACATGCGCGGTGCATGGAAAGAAATGCAAAGCGGCAAGAATTTACAATCAGACAACGGTCACTTTCCTGATACCTACAAAAAACCGAACCATCCAACATTTTCAGACCAATCTGTTTATAACGGAATAGAAGGTAATGTTGGCGGCAAGTGGGAAGAAACAAAAGATGGAAAAGTAATGTTTACACCATCAAAAACAAATCTTAAAAATATGACTGCTGAAGAACTAAAAAATTATTTTGATAAAGTAGAACCAGGAATCATTTTAAATATTCCTAAAGATATTGCTAAAAAAATGTATCCGAGTATGAAGAAATGAAAGGGCTACAGCGTTCCTTCAGTGGCGGTGAGTTAGCGCCTGAACTTTATGGTCGTTTGGACCTGGACAAATATCAGGCCGGTTTAGCTGAGTGTTTGAACTTTGTAGTATTGCCGCATGGTCCGGTACAGAATCGAGCAGGCTTCAGTTATATCCTACAGACCAAATACAATGATAAGCAGTCAAACCTAATCGAGTTCAGCTATTCCACCGACCAGACTTATATCTTGGAGTTTGGCAATCAGTATATCCGTTTTCATACCAATGGCGGTACATTGCTGGAAACAGGCCAGAACATCACCGGCATCACAAATGCAGGCATAGGTGTTCTTTCTTATTCCGGCACTGACCCTGTAAACGGTGATTGGTTCTATATCTCAGGCATCAGTGGCATGACAGAACTGAACGGTAGGTATGTGATAGTTTCCAACGTCAATGCCGTAGCCAATACGTTTGAACTGACAGACCTACGCGGTGCGCCTATTAATACCAGTGGCTATGCAGCATGGTCAAGCGGCGGCACGATAGCCAAAGTCTATGAGATTAGCAGTCCTTATCTTGAAGCTGACCTGTTCAATATCCATTATGTGCAGTCTGCCGATGTGCTTACTTTGGTTCATCCAAGTTATGAACCGCGCGAGTTAAGACGTTCTACTGCTACTACCTTTGCACTGAGTACGATTAGTTTTGTACCGACTGTATCAGCACCTACCGGTGTGAGTGCAGCAGCGACAGTAGGCACAGGCACAGATTCATTTACTTATGTAGTGACTACGGTTTCAAGCGACAATCTTGAAGAATCAGTTGCGTCTACTGCGACTACACCGATTACCAATAACCTGACCACTTCCGGCAACTACAACACTATTACCTGGTCTGCTGCTACCGGTGCAATCCGTTACAACGTGTATAAGAACAGGAACGGTCTTTATGGGTATGTAGGTCAGACTGAAGGTTTGACGTTCAAGGACCAGAATATCACTGCTGATGTGACACGTACACCACCGCAGGCGCAAAATCCGTTCTCAGGCGCAGGAAACTACCCTGGCGCAGTATCTTACTTTGAGCAGCGCAGATGCTTTGCCGGTACAAATAATAAACCACAGAATATGTGGATGACACGCAGCGCGACAGAATCAAACCTTAACTATTCCATTCCTACGCAGGATGATGACGCAATTGCCTTGCGCATCGTTTCACGCGAAGTTCAACGTATCAGGCATATCATCCCATTGACTGAACTTATTTTATTGACCAGTGGCGGTGAATGGAAAATCAGCACACAGAACAGTGACGCTTTAACACCTTCATCTGTTACCGTCAGGCCGCAAGCCTATAACGGTGCAACCAACGTGCAGCCGGTAGTGACAGGTTCAAGCGCAATCTATGTAAGAAATCAGTCTGGTCGCATCCATGACCTGAACTATAACTTTGAGATTAACGGCTTCAAGTCCAGCGACTTGTCATTGGTAGCGCCTCACCTGTTTGATGCCTATTCCATTACCGATATGACGCTGACCAGGACACCATATCCTATTGTATGGGTTACCAGAAGTGACGGTGTACTGCTTGGATTAACCTATATGCCGGACCAGAAAGTGTTTGCATGGCATCAGCACCAGACAGACGGATTGATAGAATCATGCGCGGCAGTCGCAGAAGGTAACCGTGATGTGCTGTATATCGTGGTTAAACGTGTGATTGACGGTATTACAGTAAGGTATGTAGAACGTTTGTCAGACCGTGAATTTGAAGCAATTGAAGATTCATTCATTGTTGATTCAGGGCTTACTTACGACAGCACACCAACTACCAGCATATCCGGTTTATATCATCTTGAAGGTGAAACCGTAGTAGCACTGGCTGATGGTGCGGTGGTAAAAGATTTGCTAGTAACCAATGGCAAAATAACATTGCCGCAGTCTGCAAGCCTGGTGCATGTAGGTGTAGCTTATACATCACGTATTAAGACATTGCCGATTAGCTTTGATGGTCCGGCTTTAGGTCAGGGCATGGTCAAGAATATAAACAGCGTGAAGATACGTGTTTACCGTTCATCCAATATCAAGGCAGGCCCAAGTGTAAATAATCTAAGACAGTATAAACAACGTACCACTGAACCCTATGGTACAGCGCCTAATTGGGTGACGGATGAAGTAGAAATCATAGTTGACCCATCTTGGAATAACGGCGGTCAGATAGTAGTTGAACAGGATGACCCGTTGCCATTAACGCTATTGAGCATGGTTACTGAATATGCAATAGGCCGATAATGCGCAAAAACATGGTGGTAGAACTGCGAGAACCGACAGCAGAAGATGTTGATTATCTAATCGCCAACATGCGCCAGCCTGACATAGATGAACTGCTAGCTATGACCGGTGATGTAGATAAAACCGTCAGACATTCCGTAAAACGTTCCAATCATAAATGGTCAGTCTATGCCGATGGTCAGTTCGTGTGCATTTTTGGTGTTGGTTCACCTTCATTACTGTCTGATACCGGTGTGGTATGGATGCTCGGCACTGACCTGATAGAACGCTATAAGGGTGCGTTTATTAAGTACAGTCGGGATTATATTACAGCTATGTTGAGCGTATATCCATATTTGACCAACTTTGTAGATGCGAGAAATACACGCACTATCCGCTGGCTTAAATTCATGGGCTTCACATTCTTACCGGCAAAGCCAATAGGATTAAAAGGATTGCCGTTCTACCAATTTGAGTTGCGAAGGGCTTAACCATGTGTAGTTTAACTCTAGGATTACAGGCCGCAGGTTTGGCTTTCAGTGCCTTCAGTTCCTACAATCAGGCGCAAGGCCAGAAAGAAGCTGCCGAGTATCAGGCATCAGTCGCACGTAATAATGCACAAATCGCTGAATGGCAGGCACAGGATGCAATCCGGCGCGGTGAGGATGAAGAAACCCGTCAGCGCATGCGTACTGCTCAGTTAAAGGGTACACAACGCGCAAGCATGGCAGCCAATGGAATTGATATTTCAGAAGGTTCAGCAGCGCAGATTCAGGCTGATACGGATTGGATGGGTGAGCAGGATGCTTTGACTATCCGCGATAACGCAAAACGCACAGCTTGGGGATGGCGTTCTCAAGGTGCGCAATCTACCGCAGATGCCAATATGTACAAAGCCAAAGCCGATTCAACAAGTCCTTGGGCAGCAGCAGCCGGTAGTCTATTAGGCAATGCCGGTGCATTAGCCAACGTAGGCAATGCAGTAGCTGACAAATGGTATTCATTTAAAAACTCAGGTAATGCTTCATCCGGTATAAAACTAGCCGGTGCTGACCCTTGGAGTACCTACTAAATGCCAGTAGTACCTCGTTATAACTTACCGCAGCAGTCTTTAAACGCTGCACCTGACACCAGAGATTCAGGCGGTCGCGGTAACTTAATCGCAGATATGGGCAACTATAAGGCGCAGGCGCAAATCGGTAACGGTCTGATGCAGGCGGCTAACCA